TGGCCACTAAGGAGAAAATATGCAATACGACGGTACAAAAGTACAAACACGAATACAAGAACAAAATATTCATAATCTTGTATATGCACACTATGAAGGTGTCGGCGAGTATGATATACCAGAAATGTTACCAGTACATATAGATGATTTAGCAGATATACCTATCCAGGGATTTAATTATGCATTAAAAGAGAAGAATCCAGAAAATATAGGAGTTCATTTCTTTTTACATGACTATCAGTTTGAACGAGTGTGGAAATATCCTGATAGATATGTCAATGTTTTGAAAAAATTCAAATTTGTGTTATCGCCAGACTTTTCACCGTATGCAGATAGTCCTAAAGCTATACAGATATTCAATGTATATCGTAATCGTTGGTGTGGTAGATATTGGCAAGATAATGGAATAACTGTTATACCAACATTTACGATGGGTAATCCAGAATTGTTCAATCTATTCTGTGCAGGTATACCAAAACATAGTACAATAGCAGTATCAACAATGGGTGAAGGAAGATGGGGAGCATATAAAGGATTGAAGTCTTGGTGGGGAGCAATGCAGTATATGTTAGAGCCAGAAACAATTCTTTTATATGGTAAAGACTTGTCAAAAGAACTTGATGGAAACATAGTATTTAAACATATGATTAGTACAAAGGTGGCTGTATAATGGCAATAAAAATGAGCGTAGGCGGTAAATACGCTGGATTCAAGCGAGAGCCTAAACCAAACTCAGCTGGTGATAGAACTGAGGGCTTAGGCGGAGGACATAGCACAAAACGAGAATTTATAGGTTCTGGTGTTAATTCATATAAGTTTACAAGAACTGATTCTAACGGTATTACACATACTATTACGGTTCGTGCGCACTCTGTAAAAGAGGCAAATCAGCAAGCGGCAACTCGTGGCTATAAAACTACTGATAGAGAGGTTAAACGCCGTAAGAAGAGGAAGAGATAATGTCCATATGGAATACAATTATAGCAAAGTTAAGGGAGATGCTTGGAATGATAAGCAGTAAGGACATTGAGAGAGAGTTAAACATAAACTATGCAATATCACCACAAATGGAAAACGCTATTCATCTGTGGTCTGATATGTATAAAGATAAAGCACCCTGGCTTCACGAACCGAATGCAGAAAATCCAGTTCGTGTTGCAAGTTTAGGTCTTGCTACTATGATTGCAAGTGAAAAGGCTCGATTAGCACTGCTTGAATTTGAGTCAGAAATATCTACTCCTACGGAAGAAGTAGAGGTACCTAATCCAGATTATCCTGGCGAAAAGAAGTATGCCACTGATATGGATGGTAAAGAATTTCCTATTCCGGCTATTGAACCGCCTAAAACTAAAACAGAAGAACGTCCAGTTGGTGATACACAAAGAGCTGAGTATTTAGAGCGCCAATATAAGAAATTACGTAAGCAGTTACGTAAACAAATTGAGTACGGTATTGCAAAAGGCGGTCTTGTAATAAAACCGTATATCGTTACTAACGCTTTGCCTGATGAGAATGATAATTCTTATACTGTAAAATCTGATATTAAGCCGACTACAGAGATTGATTTTGAATTTGTACAAGCAGATGCATTTTATCCTCTTGCTTTTACGCCTGCGGGTAAAATCACAGAAGCGGCATTTATACAGACAAAACAAGATAAAGCTGTAACATACCATAGACTTGAATATCATAAGTGGGAAAATAATATTGTTACAGTTATAAACAAAGCATATAAGTCAACTTCTAATACAGGGGAGTTGTCTTTAAGCAATCTTGGCAAAGAGATTTCTCTCCAAGAAGTTCCTGAATGGAAAGATTTTCAGCCTATTACAACTATCAAAGATGTGACAAAACCTTTGTTTGCATACTTTAGAATGCCAGACGCTAACACGATTGACACAAAGAGTCCGCTTGGTGTTTCTGGATTTGCTCGTGCTGTAAAGCTCATAAAGAACGCTGATTATATTTATTCTACACTTCTTTGGGAATATGAAGGCGGCGCACTTGCAATAGACATTGATAGAGATGCATTAAAGGTTGATGATGCTAATGGCAATGATTACACGAGACTCACAATGTTACAGGAACGTCTGTATCGTAAAATTGACCTCGGCGCTTCATCTGACACCTATCAACCGTTTGCACCGTCATTACGTGATACAAACTATATCAATGGTCTCAATACTGTACTCATGCGTATTGAAGATACTTGTGGCATTAGTAGAGGCACACTTTCTGATGCGGCAGATGTAGCTCGTACTGCTACAGAATTAAGGATTCTTAAACAAAGAAGCTATCAGACAAACCAGGATATTCAGAAAGCAATAGAGGCGGCCTTACGAGATACTATCTACATTATGAATGTATACGCAGACCTCTATAATATTACACCAAAGGGTGATTATGATGTATCATTTGAGTGGGATGATAGTATCATGGTTGATGCAGATGAAGAGCTTGAAAAACGTATGTTGTTAATGCAAAACGGCCTTGCAAGTAAAGTCGAGATTAGAATGTGGTATTTTGGTGAAACAGAACGTCAGGCTCTTGAAGCTCTGCAAAAGATTAATGATGAACAACAGCAAAATCAACAAATGGCTATGATGAATCAATATGATTTAAACAATCGTATTATGAACGGTCAAAATCCTGATAATAAAATAAAAGAAACAGACGAAACAAAAGAGAAAAAGGAAAATACGAATAATAAAAATTAATCAAAAACATTTACAAATACATAACAATGTAGTACAATAAAAGTAGGTACAGGGAGTACCGATGTTTTCATATTTTCTCCTTGATTTGTGGGGAGCACATGGTTCATGTCTCCCCATAGATTAATGAGAATTGTCCGGCGTAAAGACGTTTAAAGAACGCACATTCTCCGCAAACTGTAATGCGGATATATAAGTAACAGATATAAAAGAATGTATAAGGAGAATTGAAAATGACAGTCAAAGAGATATTTGACAACGCTGAGAACGGAACGCTTACATGGGAGCAGTTCCAAACAGCAATGGGAACTGCAAAATTTGTTGATTTAACAGAGGGTCATTATGTATCTAAACAGAAATATGATGATGATATTTCAACCCGTGATACTCAAATTACCACCTTAAATTCGACAATTCAAACAAGAGACAGTGACCTTGCTACTTTACAGCAAACACTTACAGATGCTGGTGATATTGCCGCACTGAAACAAGCGTCACAAGACCTTGCTGAGTTAAGACAAAAGTATGATAGTGATACAAAAGCCTATCAGAGACAGCTTAGACAGCAGGCTTATGAATTTGCTGTAACTGAATATGTAAATGGTCAGAAATTTACAAGTAAAGCGGCAAAGAATGATTTTAAGAATCAGATGATTGCCAAGAAACTTCAATTTGAAGATGGTAAACTGATTGGTGCAGATGATTTCAAAGCTATGTATGCACAAAGCGACCCTGATGCTTTTGTAGCTGATACACCTGCTCCTACACCAGCTCCAACTCCTACATTTGTTCAGCCTACAGGCACTCCTACACCTGCAAAACCTACATTAACACAGCTGATGCAAATGAAGAACGAGCATCCTGACGCAATAATTAATTTCTAAAAAAGAGGTAAAATACTATGCCTAATCCCCAATTTGATAGTAAAATATTTAACGGCGAAGTATTCCAGAAATACGTTGACCGTGTTCCTAATCTGAAACTGAACGAGCTTTTAAAGTCTCGTGCTATTGTTTCTCGTCAAGACCTCGCCGGTGCGATGGCAGACCAAGTCGGTGGTAACTATATTACTACTCCTCTGAAAGGTCTCATCAGCGGTTCTGTTCCGCTTAACTACGATGGTGTTACTGACATTACATCTCAGACCACTCAGACTTTCTCGCACAGCCGTGTAGTTGCCGGTCGTGCGCAAGCATGGACTGAGAAGGACTTCTCCTACGATATCACTGGTGGTGTTGATTTCATGGAGAACGTTGCCCAGCAGGTTGCTGAGTATTGGGATGAAATCGACCAAGCTACTATTATCGCTATTCTGACTGGTGTGTTCAGTATGACTGATACTGAGGGTGCAAGATTTGTTTCTACTCACACCCATGATATTACTACTGTTCAGAACAGCAATGGTGATGTTGGTTTTATGGATGGTACCACTGTCAATACCGCTATTCAGAAAGCATGTGGCGACCATAAGAGTAAATTCTCTCTTGCTATTATGCACTCCGCAGTAGCTACTAACCTTGAGAACCTGCGTATTCTCACTTACATGCTGTACAACGATGAGAATGGTATGCAGAGAGAGACCGGCATGGCAACTCTGAATGGTAAGCTCGTTATCATTGATGATTCCATGCCCGTTATGGAAGATGCTTCTACTGCAACTTTCAGCAAGACCTCTGATACTACTGTAACAGCTGGTAAGACTTATTACACTCGTACTGGTACTTCTGGCAACTACACCTACATTGTTGTAGAGAATCCTGTTGATTCTGCTATTGGCAACTACTACGAGAAAACTGGTAGCGGCGACCCCGTTTATGTTACATATCTCTTCGGTGATGGAGCTATTGAGTACACTAACTGTGGTGCGAAAGTTCCTGCTGAAATGAGCCGTGACCCTAAGACCAACGGTGGTCAAGACACTCTGTATAGCAGACAGAGAAAGTGCTGGTCCCCTTATGGTATCTCCTTCATCGGTATTAATAACATTGCTACTCTGTCTCCTACAGATGCAGAACTGTCTAACGGTGCTAACTGGGAGCTTGTTAATACTGGTGGTACTAACAAGAAGTATATCAATCTGAAAGCTATTCCGATTGCACGTATTCTCTCTAAGGGCTGATTTTAGTAAAGGCGGTGGTATCTAATGTATCTTACATACGAAGAATATATAGAGTTCGGCGGTGATATTAGTGCATTAGATTCCACCGCTTTTGAGAATTTAGAGTTTGAAGCACGCACTCAAATAGATTGGTGGACATTCGGTAGACTTAAAAATGAAACAACTTATCCAGAAGCTGTAAAACGCTGTATGTTTAAACTAATAGAATTGTTAGATAAACAACAGAAAGTGCTTATGGTCGATGCTGTAGATGAAGATGGTAATATTAAAGCCGGCTTAATGGCTCACCAATCTAATGACGGTGTATCGTCAACATATAATGTCATAACTGGTAATATGGCAGTACGAGTTATCAAATCACAACTTGATAATACCATTAAAATGTATTTACAAGATGTAAGAGATTCGTTAGGTCGAAAAGTGTTGTTTAGGGGGCTTTATCCAGGTGAATAGTTTTGGACCTTGGTGGGACACTACAATTACAATTTTTAATAGATTTGAAGACCCACAGACACAAGTAGTTACGTGGCATAGAACTGTTCTTCACAACAATTTTTGGCAATCTACTGGCAATAAAGTTGTGATAGGAAATGTTGTATTAGATACGAATAGTATTATCTGTAGAATACCTAAGAATGATAGCTTCTTAGAAAAGCAAGATTGGATTGCTAAGCCTAATGATGAGATGGGTAACTATTTTACATTAGGTGAAGGAGATATTATTGTAAAGGGCGAAGTTACAGATGATATAAATGAGTATCAAACGGGGCATCGTTCCTCTGATTTATTAAAAAAATATAAAGGATTACAAGGTTGTATGGAAATACAACAGTGGTCTAATAATACTGGTCACAGAGGAAATGAACATTATTTTGCAAGTGGTAAATAATCATGGCAGAACTTATATTCAGAGTAAGTG